ATGAAACTGATTAAATTATTACCTCTGCTGGCAATGGTTGCTGGCTCCAGCTTTGCTGCATCACCGGAGAGTACGGTCAAAGCATCAGGCTGTCTGGCAGTAAACGATATGCTTGAGAACCTCAATTCGCGGGAGTCCTGTGTTTCAGTAGATATCACCAGAACATTATCTGAAGGCCGTTATCTGGCGGTTGCTAACCTGAGTAACGGCAACATCTACCCGGTCCGCATGACCCTCAGTGACGGTGTCATTACCGCACGTCCGGATACGGATGAAATTGATAAGCTCAACCAACAGCAGGCGCAAAAGCGCCGGGAAGAGCAGTTACAGAAAAAGCGTGACTACTATAAGGCCCACCCACAAAAAGAGAGCGAGTTTGATAAAGCGAAAAAGGCACATCTGAACCTTACTCAATATCACTCAGCCGCCTGCCGGGCCATTGGCGAAAAAGTATGGGATTCCATTCATGAAAATGTGTCATGCCAGATGATTGAAAATGCGCAGCAGGTCAGTGATACAGAGCAAATGGGAACGGCCATTCTGAGCGGGCCAGGCGCAAGCAAATTTAAGCTCCCGGTGAAGTTCAGCGTGATTCAGGAAGATTTTATCCGTGTTGACGCCGATATAGCACCGGCTGCGCTGGCACAACTAAAGGCACAGATAGAAGCGTATAAAGAAAAACTGAATTAGCGCTAATGAACTGAAAAGGATAACAGTATGAAAATTATACCCTGTTTGCCAGCCCTGCTGTCTCTGCTGGCCCCGGCCTTCACTCATGCAACAGTGACCGAACAACAGTGGGGTGAATGGTACGGCAATACGGGCGGTATGGAGTTTGCACTCAGCAGCGACAATCAGGCCGGAGAGAAGCTGACCATCAGTTGCAGCAATAAAAAGATGGTTGTGGCCTGGCAGCTCCCGAAGGAGGATTACCGCGTCACCTATGATGAAGGAATGAGCGAGGTGTATCTTCTGATAAACAATGAAAAATACTCGCTTGAGAATGAAACACTGCTTTCAGGCGAGGCTGTTCCGGCTAAGGTGGCTTTTGAAGCACTGAAGCACACAGGAGCAAAAGACAAACTGGCTTTCACCGCCTTTCAGTCAGGGGAATCGAAACCGTTCAGTGCCGATGGCTTGCACGATGCGCTGAAAGATATCACCTGGCAGGATTGTCTCGAGCAACCCTGACGGATTTTCACATAATTCATTCGACCAGCCCTGTTGCCCATGTGCAACAGGGCTTTTTACTTTTTAAGGCCATCATCATGCCTGAATCCCCGTTATTACCACCTGGCTCTTTTACCCGGCAGCAGGCCGAATCCATTATGAGTCGTTACCACAACGTCACCATCGAAGATGACCAGACCACGCATTTTCGACTGGTTGTGCGCGACGATGATGGCAGCATGGTCTGGCGTGCCTGGAATTTTGAGCCCGATGCCGGTGCAGGACTTACCCCATATATCCGGCGCTATGGCATCCGCAGGTCGTTACTCACCGACTGACAAACCCCATTCTCGACAACCACCTCCCGGACCATCCTTTATTACCCCACACGCCAGCCATCGCGGCTGGCACCTTTTATTGACGGAGACATTTACATGACAACAGCGACACAGTACGACCTCGTACCCGCTAACGAATCCGATTTCAAACTCACAGTAAAGCAGGTTACCGACGAACAGCGTCTCGATTTCTGGCCGCAGCACTTTGGCTCTATCCCACAATGGATAACGCTGGAGCCCCGCATTTTCGCCTGGATGGACCGCTTCTGTGATGAGTACAACGGTGGTATCTGGTCCTTTTACACGCTCAGCAATGGCGGCGCGTTTATGGCCCCTGATGTTGACAGTGACGATAAATGGCATCTGCTCAACAGCATGAACGGCAATGATGCGGAAATGAGCGCGGAAGCCGCCGGTATCGCTGTCTGCCTGATTGAATACAGCCATCATGCCTGCCGTACAGAGTGTGACGCAATAACCGCGCACTATTACCGCCTGCGGGACTATGCCCTGCAGCATCCTGAAGCTCAGGCCATTCTGCGCATCATCGACTGAACAGAGGGACAACGGATGAAACAGCTTTCCTTTTTACCCGGCGAAATGACGCCACAGGACCGGCGTCTCATTCAGCGGGCGCTCAGGGCTCTGGAGCAGCACCTGCATGAGCCTGGGGTAGCCTTCACCTCCACTCATGCCGTCCGGGAGTGGTTGCGGCTGCATATGGCCGCGCTTGAGCGGGAAGAGTTCCGGGTGCTGTATCTGGACAACCAGAATCAGCTTATTGCCCATGAGACGCTCTTCACCGGCACGATTAACCGTACCGAGGTGCATCCCCGGGAGGTGGTCAAGCGCGCCCTGTATTTCAACGCGGCAGCGGTAATACTGGCGCATAACCATCCTTCCGGCGAGACGACGCCCAGCCAGGCTGACAAAGCCCTCACGCAGCGACTGGTTCATGTACTTCAACTGGTGGATATCCGTGTCCCTGACCATCTGATTGTCGGCGGCAGGCAAATCTATTCGTTCGCGGAACACGGTCTGCTGTGAGGTATGACATGAAAATTATCAGTAAACGTCGGGCAATGACCATATACCGCCAGCATCCTGAGTCCCGAATCTTTCGCTACTGCACTGGCAAATACCTGTGGCACGGTAGCGTCTGTCATTACACCGGTAAGGTAGTTCCTGACATTCCTGACATTCCTGGCGTGCTGGCTGTGTACGCCGAACGCCGCCAGGACCGCAACGGGCTTTACGCCTGCCTGATGAGTATCACCCTGAACTGACAATAAAGAGGTTATCAATGAGCCACATCACATGGGGCCTGCAGCGGGATATCACGCCGCGCCTGGGAGCTCGTCTGGTGCAGGAGGGCAACCGGCTGCACTACCTGGCTGACCGGGCCAGTATCACCGGTAAGTTCAGTGATGCCGAATGCCGAAAGCTGGATGAAACTTTTCAGCACTTTATCAGCCAGATGGAATTAATGCTGACTACCGGTGAACTGAATCCCCGTTATACCCACTGCATTACCCTGTACCACAATGGTTTCACCTGCGAAGCCGATACTCTTGGTAGTTGCGGCTACGTATACATCGCCATTTATCCCACTCAACGCTAACTAATTTCACGAGAGCAAAAATGAAATTTCAACCTGCAGCAACTTCGCGGGCGGTAAAGCCCTGCCTGTCACCCGTAGCTGTCTGGCAAATGTTACTGACACGCCTGCTGGAACAGTACTATGGCCTGACACTGAACGACACGCCATTCAGTGATGAAACCGTTATACAGAAACATATCGATGCCGGTATCACTCTGATTAATGCCGTTAACTTTCTGGTGGAAAAGTACGAACTAGTACGTATCGATCGCAGGGGTTTTAGCTGGCAGGAACAGTCTCCATACCTTCGGGCTGTAGATATTCTGCGGGCAAGACAGGCAACTGGCTTGTTGCGACAAAGCTGTAACAATGCAGTACGCTGAATATTGCGTACAACCTTCCCAATTTAAATTTCTGATCTTTCTCCCTTGTTTACATATTGCATAATGCGCCTGCCACTACCCGGCGGGCGCGTTTGCTTTTTAAGGACAAAATGTCATGCAAACTGAAGCTGAAGTATTAACCGATCATAGCGAGCTGATTTGCTCGACCAGTATTGAACGCATAGTGACAGGCCGCAATGCAGCACTTAAACAGATAGAACAACTCATTGAGCAGCTTAATGCCATTTCACGGTTAACCTCAGAAATTGGCGGTGGTACAGCGCAAGACTGGGCGATGAAAGCCGGGCATCGTTACGATAGCTGGATGACCGAAAAGGTCGATAAAGCGCTGCCTGCAGTTACCCGCAATATTGACCGTAGTATCTGGCGCGATTTGATATTGAAGTCTGGCATGATGGCCTTGATGGATGCTCAGGCCCGTGACCAGTGGCATAAGAACTTGGAGGAGGGGGATCTGCCTGCCATCAGCGAGGCGAATATCCTCAGTACTTTTGAGCAGCTACATCTGAACAAAATGGATGTATTTGAGCGCGGCATTATCAATGTCTTCAAAGGGCTGTCGTGGGATTACAAAACCAATAGTCCTTGTAGCTTCAATAAGAAAATCATCGTCAACTATCTGGTGAGTCACAATCGCTGGGGATTCAGTCTTAACTGGGGTTGGCGACGGGATCAACTAGCGGACCTGGAGAGAATGTTGTTTCTGCTCGATGGTAAACCGATACCTGACAATCGTGGCGATGTCACTACACGGTTGATGGAGCATATTCGGGACAACCCTTCGAAGGATGCCTACGAAGATAATTTTTTCAGTATACGGTACTTCCAGAAAGGAACAGCGCACATCACTTTTAAGCGGTGCGATCTGACAGAAAAAATGAATGATATTGTGGCGAAGCATTATCCGGGGATGTTGGCTGCGAGATGAAGAGGGCAGGGAGGCAATTACTTACCTGACCCATTACCTGACCCAATTCGTATAAAACGAAAAAGGAGTCAGACGATTTCTCATCTAACTCCTTGTTTTATTTGGTGGCCCCTGCTGGGCTTGAACCAGCGACCAAGCGATTATGAGTACTGTTAATGAACTAGTAAAATCAATAAGTTACTGAAATAATTAATCTAAAAAATGGATATGTTGATAAGTTTTATTAGATATTGGTTTTTTCTATCGCCATTTCATCGCCACTTTCTACTAGGTTTAGTGGATTGAAGGTGACGGCATCATTAAGGTGATCGGGAGCAAAGTGGGCGTATCTCATTGTCACTTTAATGTCTGTATGGCCCAGTATCCTCTGCAGCACTAAAATGTTGCCGCCGGACATCATGAAGTGGCTACCAAAGGTATGGCGCAATATGTGTGAACACTGTCCTGCCGGTGGTTCTATATCTGCTCTTTTGAGCGCTGATCTAAAGGCTGAATAACAAGGCGTAAACAGAGACTCATTACGTTTTACCTTGGGTAGCACGTCAAACATTTGTTCACTTATGGGGACCGTACGATTTTTTTTGCCCTTTGTTTTGGTAAAAGTTATTCGTCGATTTGATACTTGAGAGCCTGTAAGACTTTCCGCCTCCGTCCATCTTGCCCCTGTCGCAAGGCAAACTTTAACCACTGTGAGTAAGTCTTTCGCACGGCTATTTTCACATTCGATGAACAGGCGTTGCATATCTTCTTTGGTGAGATACGCCATTTCTTGTTCATTTGTTTTATACGCACGTACTTTTTGCAGGGGATGAGGGGCATTCCATTCATCTAAGCGGATCAGTTCGTTAAACATAGCTCTGAAATAGGCCAGTTCGAGGTTTACGGTACGTGGTGTTACTTTGGCTACGCGCGCGGAGCGTGACAGCTTTCCGCTTAACCTTTTCTCTCTATAAGCCGAAAACAGGCTAGCGCTGAATTCTCGGGCTAAAGGGTTACCCATTGCCCAATCGGCATATTCCATTGCACTTTTGCGTTTCTCGCCGTCTTTCAACGTTACGCCGTGTGCGTTGTACCAAGTAGTTACTAAGTCTATTAATTTTCGATTATCAACCTTTTCACCCAGCCACGGTTTATCTTCTGTCTGATCTTTTACGTGGCGTTCATAGGCTAATGCTTCACCTTTAGTGGTGAACTGCCGACGAATACGGCGACCAGTAGCCCCATTTGGGTAAAGCTCAACTAGCCATTTTCCGGTTGTAAGTTTTGTTACGGCCATAAAAATCCCTCAGTTACGAGAGATAGTTTAACTGTATATAAAAACAGTGGTCAATGTTTGATATGTATAAGAACAAACATGATGTCTGTTATGAATCGTCGTTTAGATTAGGGGCTACATTAGTTATCCAGTCTTTAAACTGGTATTGGGGGTATCCATCGCTGTGCATCATTGTTAGGATGTTTTCAACTAAAAATGTCCGCATTTCTCCCCTTAGTTCACAATAGCCTGAGATATATTCCTGACCATAGCGATTTGTTGAATATGATGATATTCGAACAGTACGGCGAGTTTGATCACCTTTTGCGTCGCAGTAGCTAAAGGTTGTTCTGATAGGCGTAAATGTTTTCTTTGGGGCTATATTTTTTGAATTACGTCTTACGGTTCTAGCAAAACCGTACATGTCTGAAAGGTCGAGTTTAAAAATTTTTCTGCATAAGTCTGAAAAGTCGTAGCGAGTGGAGCCAACTAAAAATAGTGTTTTAGCTCGACGTTCATTGAACGTAGTAATTTCACCAGTATCTGTATTTGTTATATCTAGGTAGAAATTACCATCATCAGGATTGAGTGATAATCGAGTAAAAATACCTTTGAGCCTTTCATCAAAACCGGAAACGGTGACTGCAGCTGGTTTAGTTTCTCCCTCCCATAGATCGAATTCACTAAAAGATTTTTGGTAGCTTTCAGAGGGTAATTGTTGGGCTGGTGTCGGTTCTAAATGAGATGAAAAGGTGTACTCTTTTACAGGTGGGAGTTTTGTTCTTATTCTGTTACTGCTGTTACTGCTGTTACTGCTGTTACTGCTGTTACTGCTGTTACTGCTGTTACTGCTGTTACTGCTGTTACTGCTGCCTGCAGGTCGCATCGTTCTAAATGAAATATACGAGAATAATATAAAGCATATAACACCAGCCAACGGGGTGAATAGTAATGATGCAAGGATAGAATAAACAAGGGTTAAAGCAATGAAATGTTTTAATCGAAATGCAGGGCTACGCGCCCCGCAATTTTTACATTTTCCCGCCCAGAAACTAATTTCTGTGTTGCAATCTCTGCATGTCCTGCTGCTCATAACCGTCCTACAAAATAAGTAACATGGTATCCATTCTGACAAACTAGCAATGGAATTATTAAATCAATTAGTGATTTCAGTTCTAGATATCACTTCGCCTTTGATCGAAATATCACTTACTAGGCATTCAAAAGAAGAGCTGCCACTTTCTAGAAGAACGCGGCTTTTCGGTAAGCGAGTCATTTTTTTAACACTTACCTGCTCGTCGATTTCAATAAGCCTTAGCCCATCAGCAGCATCTGTAATTGATGTATCGATAAGATAAATGATGTTCCCATCTGTGATTGAAATTATCTCGTTAGCTGCGTTTTGAACCAATTTGTTATCAATAAACCGATGTTCGGATTCGTAAAGTATACCGTTTTTCAGTATGTAGCTTGTAACTGCTGTTACCTCTGATGTGCCTTGCTCATCGAGGGGGCCTTTGCCTGTCGTAAGCCAATAGAGTGATTTTTTAGTTTCTAGTGCGCAGATGATTACCCAATCGGCAGGGAATGTGTCTCTGCTGTATCTATTGGCCATAGTGCTTTGGGATACACCTAAATGATTACAAAGAGCTTGTCTATTTTTAAAGCCGTACGCTATCAGCAGTCGCTCAATAGCCTCTCTGCCGCCTGCTTGCGGATTGATTGAAATTTCACTTGGGGACTTAAACGGCGTTTTAGTTCCAGATGTGTTTGACATATTTCAACTGTGATCCTAGTATGTGTTCACTACATCGTTGGGAAGTAGTGATAAGTAGACAGAAAAACGCACAAAAGAGGAATTTTACATCATGGGCAACAATATTTCGATGCGTCCTACCATAAACCTCGTAATCCCTGAGCCGTTCATTCCTTTGGATGAGTACTGCCGCCGGACCAACATGGATAAATCCACCGCACGTTTAATGATTAAAGAAGGTCGTTTACCAGTAAAAGATAAGGCCGGTAAGAAGAATGGCCTCGTTGAGATCAACATGGCACAGCTGACCATGGAAGCTTTATCAAGCTGTACGCTCTCATTTTCTGCGTAACTAAGTTCACATATTGGAACTAAACCGTGAATTCATCCATGTTTGATTTTAAAGATTCCAAACACGCACAGTTCGATGAGGCTTGTCGTTCTTTCGCCTTACGCCATAAAGGTGAACTGTCAGCGATTGCTGACCGTGTTGGTATGAACCCGCAAATGCTGCGCAATAAGCTAAACCCAGAGCAGCCGCACCAACTGACATGCGTTGATGTTATGCGCCTGACGGATGAAACCGAAGATCCGACGATTTTGGATGGTTGGTTGGAGCAAATGCAGTGTCATCCCTCTGTGCCATTAAACGAGATTGCAGGGGAGAACATTCCTGTTTATGTCCTAAATGCCACCGCTGAGGTTGGCAAACTGGCCGCAGATACCGCGGCCGGTGGTCACATGAACATGACCCGTTTGGCTGATTTTAAGCGCACCGTTAATTCAGCGGTTCGTTGCTTAACGCTAGCAGGTATTACCATGCAGGCGCGTGTGCAGTCTAATCCCACCTTATCATCTGCTGTTGATGCCTTAACTGGTATCGGCGCAACGTTTGGCATGAGTTGAGGTGATTATGGCTATTTCCATTGCGCCTTTGCTCAAACGTCAAAGTCCAGTTCGTCAGTGTCATGCCAGCCACGGCTGGGTTGAATTGCAGAACGGTTCGCGTTGGCATCCATCGAGAAACCAGAACCAGCTCATTGCTGGAATGACTAGCAGTAAAACGGGGGTTGCATGGCTAACACAGAAGCTACGCTCACTGTACCGATAAACGTTGGTGACCGCTTTAATGGACTAACCCAGATCGCAATTCTTCGCGGCCAGTTTTTTGGTGATGATTGCGGTAAAGATCTGGCGCGTTTTATTTCTGATATGCATGACATCAGTGATAAACACTATGCAGAAAATAAACGTGCTCTTGGAGCCATATTTTATCTAGCCAATATTCCGGCTACTCGTCATGAAGTCGAATTTAGTGAGCTGACGATTGCCGAGAAGAAAGCGCTAATTAGCGCGATGAATCATTTAAAGGCAGTCGTGAGTTTATTTCCTAAACAGCTCTCAATGCCGAATTAATCCATAACGAAATAAAACTGACGTAAACCCGTCGGGTATCCCTTTGCCTAAAAACAGGAATTCAATAATGAAAAATATCGAAGTAAGAGAAATGAAAGTGGAACTTAATCTGGAGGTTTTACTGACTAATGCGCGTATGGACGAGCGTCGTAACCGTGGCGAAGTTATGGCCGCGCGTCTGCAGAATTTGGCAAACCATATTCAGGGCAAGGAACTAAACCACGTTGAGGTGGCCGAGCTGCTGCGCAAAGAAAGTGAACTGATCCAACATCAGACGCAGGAGTTGCACTAATGGCTGACCAAATGGACATGGCGCAAGAGCGCCAGCAAGAAATCTTAGAGCGCCAGATTAAAAACGCTACCGCTCGGACGGTTGGCGTTTCGGCATTTATCTGTGAGGGCTGCGGCGAACCTATCCCTGAGCAACGCCGTTTAGCCATCGTCGGCGTCACCTGCTGTGTAACTTGTCAGGAAATGAACGAGCTTAAAAATAAGCACTACAAAGGGGCTGCACTATGAGCAAACAACTACCCCAGCCATTCCAGTATTTGGTTCATGCATATGATGCTAATGGGGACATCATCAATGTGATGGATGTTAATTCAATGGATATGAAGAACCGGATTGTTGAGGCGTGGGCTGCTGATGGGCTTCGTATTGAGGTTATTGAGCTGTTCACTCGTCAGCAGGTTGTTTCATTGCTTGGGCGGTGAGTGATGGTGGATGCAGTTGAATGGCCTTACCCATGGAACGCACCACGTCCGGCCATCGAGTCACCGTATTACGAGTTTTACCAGCGGCTTAGAAATAAGCCGCTGAGCCAAAGCGAAGCCTACGAACTTGCTATTGAAGAAGCTAACCGCCGTGATCGACTGATCGCGGCGTTGTCACATGCACACAAGAAACTGGAGAAGCAGGCCAGCTGTGTGCGCAGGGATATTTCCCGCCGTGTTGATAATCTTGAACGCCTGCACGGGATTCAGCGAGCCAATGCGTACTTAATCAATTCATTTGTTAAGCGCACATTGCCACGCCTTGAATTAGTCACTAAGCGCTACCGCCTGCCAAAAATGACAGAGGGGAATGCCTCCCTGTTTGGCCGTTTTAATAAACTCCCTGATATGTCCCGCGCAGATGTTGAATTGCTGGCGGAAGACACGGCTACTTATATGCGGCTTGAGCTGGGATTTATTAGTGACCAAATGCCAGAAGCCAGTGATTTGCGTCTGGGTTGGGCGATGTATCAGCGCGCCGGTGCTATAACGCAGCAATTGGGCCAAATGCCGCCGTTATGGGATCGCATTAACAACAAGGTATTTATTGAGGCGGAGGCCAGTTCAGCGATTTTCCGAATGACGTCACCAACATGGTGGCGTAATCACTTACGTAGGAAGTCAAACGAATGGCGTGAACACCTGCAGATCGCGTTGCGTAACGTCAGTAAAAAAGGCAATCCTTATGCCAGCCGCACCACAATAGGCGAATGGCGGGAACAGAAACGCCGCACCCGTGAATTCTTGAAAGGCATGGAGCTCGAAGACACCGAAGGCAACCGCATCAGCCTGATCGACAAATATGATGGCAGTGTGGCAAATCCGGCGATCCGCCGCTGTGAGTTAATGACCCGTATCCGTGGCTTTGAAAATATCTGTAATCAACTCGGTTATATCGGGGAATTTTATACCCTGACCGCACCGTCTAAATATCACGCCACCACGAAAGCTGGTTACAGCAATAGCAAATGGAATGGTTCAAGTCCTGCAGACACGCAGCGTTATTTGCGCAGCGTTTGGGAACGTGTGCGGGCCAAGTTGCATCGTGAGGACTTGCGGATTTTTGGCATTCGCGTTGCCGAACCCCATCATGATGGCACCCCACACTGGCACATGCTGATGTTTATGGAGCCAGAGAACGTAGATCGCGTGCGTGAGATTTTGCGTGATTATGCCTTCAAAGAAGACAGCAAAGAACTGAACAGCGATAAGGCTAGAAAAGCCCGTTTTCACGCAGAGGCCATCGACCCAGACAAAGGCAGCGCCACCGGTTATGTGGCGAAATACATCAGTAAAAATATTGATGGTTATGCGCTAGATGATGAGCTGGACGACGACACTAAGCAGCCGTTAAAAGAAATGGCTCCTGCCGTATCGGCTTGGGCTGCGCGTTGGCGTATCCGCCAGTTTCAGTTTATCGGTGGTGCGCCGGTATCGGTTTATCGTGAACTGCGCCGCATGGCTGATCCTGAAACTGCGCTTGGTCTAAGCGTTGAGTTTGCGGCTGTGCATGATGCGGCCGATGTGGGCGATTGGGCGGGATATATAAACGCGCAGGGTGGTCCATTTGTTCGCCGTGACGATCTGGTGGTGCGTACCTATTACGAACAGGCTGAAGGCTTGAACGAGTACGGCGAAGAAACGACACGGATTAAAGGTGTTTTCTCTCCTTCTGTTGGCATGGACATCCCAATTATTACCCGCACGGTGCAGTGGAAGATTGTGCCGAAGCGTGCCCTTGATTTGGCCGTTGACCTTTTGGGCGCTCCTGCGCCCTCTCGGAGTTCTGTCAATAACTGTACGGGGGGATCTGGATCGCTAGACCCGACACCGGACATAACAGAACCGATAACGCTGGATTTTGACAACATTACCCCGAAAGAACGGCGGCAAATGTTGCGCAGAATTAGGGGCGAAGGTCGAATTAAACCGAAAAATCAGCGTGAAGGCTTTACGGCTAGCCCTGATTTGGAAGAGGCGCACCGTAAATCCGCTGCAACTATTCAACGCCGTATGGAAAAAAGAGCGGCTGCATTGGCCGCTGGAGGTGATGCAATGGGAAGAATTACAGAGGATATGGCGATTTACGGCATAGAACTGACACAAACAGAAGCATGGCGCATGGCATCAGGCCACACCGTTCAGGTGGGGGATGCAATCTATCGAGGAGATAGTACGGGGGCAATTTTTCAGCGCAAGACTAAAGATAAACGGCAAACTCTCAAGATTGCTGAGATGATCGACCAGCGCGGCAATGTCGCTAATATGCGCCATCAACAAAAATGTCTTAAACGCTATTTGGCCGATTATGTCAGGGAACAAGCAGAACAGAGTCAAAGTGTTGCTGATAAAGAAAGGTTAGAGAAAGCACGTATTAATCTGAGCAAAATTCAAAAGCTAATAGTATGTAGCCGAAGATAAAGCGGTTATCTAACAGGCTATTACGTTGTCTATTCGTTAAATCCCCGTGAACAGATGGGGATTATTTACGGTAACTCTTAATCGGTATCATATTTTGGTCAAAAACTTCTTCCCGTTTAAAATCTATTGATATACTGTATAAATACACAGTAAATAGTGAAGAGGGAGGAATTGTGTCTGATCTTCTCACGGAGTCTCTCGCATTGCAGCGTATCCAACTCATCGCACGGGTTGTGTCGATGGACGTATGTAGTGGAGATGATAAAGAACTGGCACTGGTCTGGATTAATGAACTGACCACGCAGCTGATCGACAAGCTGGATAATTATGACGATGAAGAACGCCGAAGAGCGCCAGTGTCGTACCAGTAAATTCAAATATGCTATGCAATAAATCGAGGGGGGAGCATGAGAGTAGAGGTCCTTTTTGATAAACAGGCTAAGGTGTCGCAGCCTGTTATGGCCGCACTTGCTAATGAACTACAAAAGAAAATTAGTCCGCAATTCCCAAATGCGCGTTTTCGTGTTGCCAGCAGTAGCAGCACATTGCTGCAGGTGACGGGCACCAAAGACGAAACTGAATATCAATCTATCCAGTCGATAATCCAAGAAATTTGGGAGGATGACAGCTGGTTGCCGGTGAATTAGTGGGGAATTTATGCCGAGACATCTAGACCGTATTGAGATGATTTTTAACTCTGTTATCGAGCACCAAAGTAATGGGCACAGAGTAGTAAAAATTAAATCAATCCTGAATGCTGCGCGAAACTTGGATTATGAGGATGTGAGTCCTGCGATTGTTAATGGTTACATTCGACAATACAGACTGGGTTGGAGGATTCTTGAAGAAGATAAAAATGGTTTGCATACATATTATAATTTCAATCCTAACGCACGCTAGAACAACGTGATTTAGAAATGGCATTGTAATGAAACTACCACATGTTGTGTTTTTGTGTCGCGATATGCTATATATGTAGTTGTTGATGAATGGGTGAGAGCTTTTTATACATTGTTAAATTCACATATTCAAAAGGAACTCGCTATGGCTAAAACGAAGACTTCACATAAGGGTAAGCAGGAAAAGAAATTTGTACCTGTTGCCTCATATACAAAATCAAATGGTACAAAAGTCAGAAGGCACGTGAGATCTACACCTAACTGATTTTAAAACCAGCCGAAGCCACTTTTTATAGTGGCTTTTTTTTGGCTTAAACACAGTGCAGCAAAGTGCCTGATATATGCATGGATCTGCATGAGTGGAAAAGGATCTAAAACGTCGGCAGGCTCCATTGCTGGTGCGGGCTGGCAGCGTTCATGCAATTGCATGAAAAGCCATAGATCAAGCGGGTAGGCGTGGCGGGGATACGAGTGCGCGCTCATACAAAAATTAGTAATGCTGAGCAATTGTTGTTTTTGCCTAATACGTAAAGTAAATTAACGATCTACCCATCCATATGTCTAGGGAATGATTATATGAATTTTGATGCAACTCCATTAAATATTAAAAATATACTTTCTGTTAAACAGCGGTATGTAATTCCTCGGAATCAAAGAGAGTTCAGTTGGGAAAGATTACAACTTGATGAATTGTGGCAAGATATAATAAGGAATATTAAAATAAATTCCAAAGGTGATGCCTTTGAATTCAATGAATACTTTATCGGTACAATAGTACTATCTGGTGCTGATAGTGATGATGTTTTGGAGGTTGTAGATGGCCAGCAGCGCTTTAGTGTTATTACAATTTTACTATCGCTGATTTCTAGGCTTCTAAGAAAAAATGGACAGCTAGAATTTGCGGATGATATTTTTAAAACTTATATCGTAACAGCAAACCAAACCTTTAACAGAAATTCTGTTAATTCTGGTGGCGATTCAGTAGTTGAGAAACTTTCTAAGAATAGTGATAGGACTTTTTTTAAACTTAAATTCCAAGATAAGTTTGAGCATAAGGTAACTGCGACCTGTGACGAAGATAAAAAGATTCAATATGCCGGATTATATTTAAGCCGAAAACTCGGAAAGAAAGCGTTATGCAGTTCATTATTACGTGATGATGCAGTTAAGTACGAAAAGGAAGATTATCTTTTCTGTCTGCAGGCTGTTTATAATATGGTTACAAACTATCTTAAACTAGTAAGGATATCTGTCGGTAAAGAAGATGATGCTTATGATATTTTCGAGGTTTTGAATGCAAGGGGGATAAACTTAAGCTCTATTGATTTAATAAAAAATAAAGTTTTTCAGAGTTGTGTTGAAACATATCCAGTAGATAAAGCTAAAGAGAAATGGGATTATATTACTAGCTGTATTGAGGGAAGGGATAGTAATTCTACAATGGTTGATTATGTTAGATGTTGGTGGCTTTCTAAATTTAATTATATAGGTGAAGACCAATTGTATCGAGCTTTCAAAAGAGAGCTAAATGAAGGTGTCTCTGGATTGACTGCAACATCATTTTTGGATGAATTGCATAAAGATGTTGATTTATATTGCAAGATAATTTCTCCTGATATTGATGATTGGCCTCAACAGGACCAGCGAAGCATTTTTAATTCTCTCAAGGCGTTTGAGATATTTAATGTTTCAATTCCCCGTCCGTTCATTTTGTCACTACTGAGAAAAAGAAGAGATAAGCCGAAGAGTCTTCCGCAAAAGAGTTTAATTGGGTGTCTTACATGTTTGGAAAGATTCCACTTTAGATTTAATGCCATTTGTCGGTTAAGGCCTTCAGGTATAGATGCTAGGTATTCAGTATTAGCAGTTAGCCTTGATAAGGCTACTAATAAACGTAGCGTTGATTTAACTATTAATGATGCTGTCTCGTATTTCTCTACCAAAAGTCCAAGTGAGAAAGTATTCAACGAGGCATTCAACAAGAATTTGTTCTATGCAAACAAGAAAGCATCGCAGCGTAAACTTATAATGTACATTTTTGAGCGTTTTGAGAAGGGGTTGCGTGGGACAAATGAACTAAAATTAGATTTGGTTTCCCTTGAACACATAGGTGCGCAGAGTAGTTTTGATTCTGAGGTTGTTGGATTGATGGGGAATCTTCTTCCTCTTTGCTTTACTCTAAATGAATCATGTAAAAATGATGATTTAAATAAAAAAATACCTGAATATAAGAAGTCAAACCTTCGGTTGGTTAATGAGTTTATAGATGAGGTTTCCGCGGATGGGGGGGAATGGAATCCTCAGAAAGTTAAGGATAGAACATTATCTATGTCGGTGAAAGCATATAATCTAATCTAATAAACTGGGCGCTTATATTAAGCGCCTTGTTTCTAAATTAATCCTGAAAATTTAAGTGATACGCTTCAAAGCATATCACTTCCTCTCCAAGCCAGTTGTTCAACTCCTTTATTCGTTTCTGCAGTGGTATTAACTCATTACGAACAAAAACAAGGCTGGCCTTCTCAACATCCCCAAACCCACCAACATTACTAGGCATAATCCCCATCATTTGCGGCGGAACGCGGTGAGCGGCCAGCATGTCGTCACGGCTGACGTTCTTGATGTTTAGGAATTCATCTTTTGCGGCCACTTCACTGAGTGGGATGATCTGAATGCCGTCTTTTTTCCCGCTGGGCGAATACATAAACAAATTACGGAAATTGCCGGGTCCTTTCGACTGTTTTAATGCGGTACGGATATTGTCTACATCAGACTGGTTTTGTGCGGGGTCACTCATATACATGATGAAGCCTGCATGGCTTCCATTCAGGTAATACTTGCGGCGGAACAGGGTAGCTGATTCATTGAGCAGCGCCGATGGGATAGCCGCCAGATATTCGGGTAGGCCGTAAAGTTCTTGGTTTAGATCAGGTTCAAACAGATGAAATACCGAACCCGTTTCAAACGGGTACGGCTGGGTGCTGTAACCATATTGGGCAAACCAGTAAGTATCGAGGTCGACACCTCGGCGCATGTATTTTGCCAGCGTAGGCTCTAGCGAAAGCGTGTCACCAAGTCGATTTTTCCGTTTTTCCAGATAGGCGTTGCCGAACACCAGATAATCCAGCGCAAAGCGGCTGAATGCCTGCTGGCTAAGCAACTTATGCGGAATGAAGGTGCTGGTCAGAATATTACGTTTCACGTAGATGGCCGAGCTGTGATGTGTGGCGGCGCGGAACGTACGCGCCAGCCCATCCAGACTAATCGGCGGCTCATACCATTGTTCGACGCGGGAGCATTCTAGATAATCCAATAGTTCGCGGCGGTCCAGTACAGGGATCGGGTCGCCAAAGGTGAAAGCTTCTGCTGCCGGTGCTTGCTGGGTGGCGGTGACCACTGGCTGGGTTTTGGTTTTATGCTTACGACTCATGAGTTAGAAAATCTCCACAATATTGGTATTAGTAGCGGTCATGCCTTCCAGCGGTTCATGGTGTAAGGCGTGCATGGTGGCCCACGCCAGATCGGCGTGGCTGGCTTCTTCACTGCGACTTGCTTCATAGGTCGGGCGGTTGCCACTGGCGGTGACGGATTTACGGATCGCCATAAACGATTGGGCTATGTCGGTGTGTCCAGCGTCGAATTCCAGACGGCGGTGGCTGATCACGTCGTAGGCTTTCAGGACCAGTTCATTTTTTACATTCGGGTTGTAGACAAACTCCCGCGCGGCAGGGAAGAAGGCTTTCACGTTTTCATAGACCCCGTGACCGATACCGGTGGAGTCAATGCCGATATAGGTCACGTTGTAGATTTCCGTCAGTTGGCGGATAGATTCAGCCTGTGCTCGGAAGTCCATGCCGCGCCATTGGAAACGCTCCAGAATGCGGAACTTGCCACCGGCAACAGGTGGCGGAGCCACAACGACGCAACCGGCGCTATCACCGTTGGCCGTTCCCTTGGCTGGGTCATAGCCAATCCATACGGGGTTATAACCGAAGGGGCGGATCGCCAGCGGCTGTACGTCGTCCCACACTTCCCAACTGTCCACCATGCACGCCTGCAGATCGGCCAGCGGAAACACCGAGGCCAGATCGTCGATAAAGTCGCACATCAACAGGTTTTGATATTCTGGCGGGCTGTATTCAAGGCGCAGCTGGTCGAGGTCGAACAGGTTACAACCGCCGTTTACCGCATCTTCTACGGTGACAATCTGACGATATTGGCCATCAGGGCAGAGAACGCCGTGCGCCAGATGGTTGTGGGTCAGGTCAATGTCTACACGGTCCGCTTTTGCGCGCCCACGGTTATACAAGGCACCTGACCAAAACGGGTAAGCGCTGTGGGTGAGACTGGAAGGGGTGGAAAAATAGGTCTGACGCCATTTCTTATGCAACGCCATGCCCGATGCCACTTTGCGTAGCTCTTGGAATTTCGGTATCCAAAAATACTCATCCAGATACAGATTGCCGTGGTAGCTCTGCGCGGTGCGGGCGTTAGTGCCGAGAAAATACAGGCAGGCCCCATTGCCCAGCGTCATGGGATCGCCTTTCAATTCCACGTCCACTTCTTGGGCAAATTCGATAATGTATTGTTTAAATACGTGCGCCTGCGCTTTACTGGCGGACAAGAAAATCTGATTGCGGCCTGTGGTCAGCGCATCCAGTAACGCTTCACGGGCAAAATAGTAGGTGGCTCCAATCTGGCGCGATTTGAGCAGGTTACGAATACGAATATCGGGATCGATACCTGCTCGATACCAGTGCTTTTGGTAATCAAACAGCGTTTCATGGAATATTTGCTGCAGCTTTTCCAACTGCTCATCAGTGAACGCGTTCTTTTCAGGCTGCTTGCGCTCGCCGTTGTTTCGGCTGCGGATTTTGGGGTTTAGGTCGGCTTCATTTCCGCCGTTGTTAAATTTACCAATACGGGCGTGGCGCTCTGACTGGCGCGCCAGCAGGTCAATTTCTTTAAAGTCCTTCCCTTCTTTCTGCTCCTTCATAACGAGCTGGCAATAGCGTGCGGCAGTAGTCAGCTGCATCTGATCCAGTGGTCCAATGTCGCCCCACTTGTCACGCTTTTTCCAACTGTGTACGGTTGCAGGCTTCTCTCCCAGCATTTCGGCAATGCGGGCGATGCGTAACCCCTGAAAGTACAGGAACATAGCCTGACGGCGGGGATCGAGGTCAGTTTTTACCGTTGTCGTATTCATGCGGCCAGATTACCGACCCAATCACGCCTGCACCGCTGCCGCTGATTGTGCCAGCGTCCCCACAATTCCCCCGCGTTGTCTCCATACCCCCATCACCGCAAACATAGTGGCTCTAATACGTTCACAAGAATGGAGCCTGACAGATGGCAACAAAATCAAAGCGTTTTCGCGTCGGGGTGGAAGGGGCGACCACTGACGGCCGAAAAATCCAGCGCGAATGGCTAACCCAGATGGCGGAAAACTATGACCCAGATGTCTATGGCGCACGGGTTAACGTTGAGCACATCAAATCCTATTCACCAGATGGTTCATTTGGCCGTTATGGCGATGTCACCGGACTTTTTGCCGAAGAGATTGAAGACGGTGCGCTGGCTGGACGCATGGCGCTGTATGCCGAAATCGAACCCACGCCGGAGCTGGTCGCACTCAATAAGAAAAGCCAAAAGGTTTACACCTCGATGGAGGTTGATCCCGAGTTTTCAGACTTTGGTTTTGCTTATTTGGTCGGCCTTGCCGTCACTGACGATCCCGCCAGTCTTGGCACCCAGCGTCTGAGCTTTAGCGCCAGCGGTGAAAGCACGCTGGCCCAGCGTAAAGCCAACCCGCATAACCTGTTCACCGTGGCAGAAGAAACCGTGATTGAGTTCGAAGAGGTGGGGGAATCGAAGCCCAACATCTTCAACCGCGTTATGGACATCTTTAGTAAAAAGCAGGTGAGCGACGAAGCCCGCTTTAACAACGTGCATAAGGCGGTAGAGCTGTGCGCGAAGGAAACGCAGGGAACGGCGGAGCAGGTCGCCACGTTATCCGCAGAGGTTGCCAAAGTGGGCGAACTGGAAGAACGGCTGGCGGAGTACGGCCAGAAGTTGGGCGACCTGACCACGCGCCTGAGTAACGAAGACGGCAATCAAAATCGCCGTCCATTCTCTGCCGGTGGCAGTCATTCCGCGTCAGAACAAACTAACTGCTAACGGAGCAACATCTGCATGAAAAAGAATACCCGCTTTGCTTTTAACGCCTTTCTAAGCCGATTGGCGGAACTCAACGGTGTGGCAATGGACGATCTGTCCGCCAAGTTCACCGTAGAGCCGACGGTGAACCAGACGCTGGAAGATGAGATCCAGCAGTCCGCCGCTTTCCTGACCTTGGTCAATGTCGTCCCTGTGCCGGAACAATCGGGCCAGCTGCTCGGTCTGGGCGTCGGGACCACCATTGCAGGCACCACCAATACCGCAGACAAAGAGCGCGAACCCACCGACCCGACGGCGTTCAGTGATATTGAGTACAAGTGTGAGCAGACCAATTTCGACACCGCGCTGACTTATCCCAAATTGGATATGTGGGCCAAGTTCCAAGACTTCCAACTGCGTATCCGTAACGCCATTATCAAGCGTCAGGCACTGGACCGCATCATGATCGGGTTTAACGGCTTGAAGCGCGAAAAAACCTCTAATCGTGCGGTAAACACCATGCTGCAGGATGTGAACGTGGGTTGGCTGGAAAAGATCCGCAAAGACGCACCGGCGCACGTCATGGCGGGCGTGACGGGCGAAGATGGCAGCGTGAAGAATGTCATCAATGTAGGTAAAGGTGGTGCCTATGCCAACCTTGACGCGCTGGTGATGAACGCCGTTGATGAGATTATCGATCCGGTTTATCAGGATGATGATGGTCTGGTGGTGATTTGTGGCCGTGCTCTGCTTGCTGACAAGTATTTCCCGCTGGTCAACAAAGAGCAGGGAAACAGTGAAGCGCTAGCCGCGGATATGATCATTAGCCAGAAGCGCATGGGCGGACTGCAAGCGGTACGTGCGCCGTACTTCCCGCCGAATGCGCTGATGATCACCCGACTCGATAACCTGTCGATCTATTGGCAAGAAGACACCCGCCGCCGCTCGGTGATTGATAACCCAAAACGTGACCGTATCGAAAACCTTGAATCGGTCAACGAAGCCTATGTGGTCGAGGATTACCGCTGCGTGGCGCTGATTGAAAATATCGTGATGGGGCCGGTGGAAGCGCCAGCACCCAGCGCCGCAATGATGTCTAGCGATGTTCAAATCGTCGAGGGCGTTGATTCCGCAAAGTTGGCTGATGCCATCATGCTGCTAGCGGAAAAGCTGGGCGGTGATAAAGCCGACGCGGTGACCGGTGACGCTGTTCAGGAAGTAGTCTCACAGCCAGCGGGAAGCCAACCGGAAGAGCCAACCCCAACCGACAAAACCACAAAGTCTGACGGCAAGAAGGCGTAAATCATGTTGAGTCCTGCACGGCGACATGTGATGCGTGTTCAGGCTGAGGAGTCCGCCCAGTTGGGCGGCTCCACGCTCCGCAATTTATCAGCCTACAACCAGATGTTGCTCAAACTCGAAGAGGACAAGCGCCAGTTAAAACGGGTGCAGTCCACCATGCGCAAGGCCGAAATTAAACGCGAACTTTTACCCTACTACCAACCTTGGGTGGCGGGCGCGTTGAAGAGCGGAAAAGGGGCGCAGGATGATGTGCTAATGAACGTCATGATCTGGCGGGTGGATGCCGGTGATTTTAGTGGCGCATTAGACATTGCCGAGTACGCCCTTAAACACGGTTTGGTGATGCCATCGCTCTATAACCGACAAACGGCGTGCGCCGTGGCCGAAGAAATCGCTGACGCCATGACAAAAAACTATGCCGCCAAGCAGCCGGTGGACGTGGCACTTATCCAGCGCACGCTGGAAATCACAGACGTGCATGACATGCCCGACCAAGTCCGCGCCAAACTTCACAAAATTCTGGCCTATGGCCTACGCGACAACAATCAGCCGGTGTTGGCTTATCACCATATCAGTCAGGCGTTCCTGTTCGATAAGAACTGTGGCGTGAAAAAGGATATGGAACAACTGGAGCGGATTGCCCGCCAAGCCAACAACGGATAACGGAACGTGCCCACGCGCGAGGCGGCACGGGATGGCGACAGGCGATAGCCTCATCAAAATCCCGTCCACCGCCTACCTATTCAGAGGACAAAAGCATGGATTTTGTTTCACCGGAAAAACCTGACGGTAAGGCGGGGGTTATCACCAATACTCCGTTTTGGCCGGATGTCGATCTGGAGCATTACCGGTTAGCCATGCGCACTGACGGTGTTGTGACGAATGAGCGGCTGAAAGAAGCTGCACTGTCTGCCATCTGTGAAACTAACGCCGAGCTGGCTTTATACAAAGAACGCCAGCAGCTATTGGGCTTTGCCAATTTGGTGGATGTACCGGCGGCGACCATTGGCGGATTTAGTGAACTTACGTACTGGTATCGGCGCGCAGTGTATTGCCGCATCAAGGCCAATTTAACCGAGCGTTATCCCGATATTGACACCACTAAATCAGGCAGCAAACGCGCCGAAGACATGGTGTCTAGCGTCGATGAGCTTTGGCGAGATGCCCAGTGGGCGGTCCAGCGCCTGCAGGGTAAGGCCCACATCACGGTGGAGCTTATCTAATGCGCGTGCGAGCCATGCAATACGACACGGTGGATGCGGTGTGTTGGCGGTACTACGGGCGCACACAGGGCATGACGGAAATTGTGCTGGCTGCAAATCCGCAACTTGCCGAGGTCGGGCCTTTTTTACCCCACGGGATGGAGATCGAACTGCCGGATGTGGTGTCCGTGCCGACGACGCAAACCGTGCAGCTATGGGACTAACAGATGGAAAAAATCACCACGTTTATTTCCTATTGCCTCGCGGTGTTTTTGGCATGGCTCGGCGGGCTGAATGTGCAAGAGGTGGCCTTTCTGTCCGGTACGGTGTTGGGGTTTGGCACCTTCTTTGTCAATTGGTACTACCGGCGCAAAACCTTTCAGCTTTTCAAAGATAAGACCGACGCACTGAGTAAGGATATTTATGAACAGCTCAACCGTTAAACGCTGCGCCGTGGGAGCCATTCTGGCACTGGTTGCTTTGGTATCTGGCTCCCAGAATTTGAAGGTGTCAGACGATGGTTTGCGGCTGATTGCCGATTTTGAAGGGTGCCGCCTGACGCCATATCAGTGCAGCGCCGGTGTCTGGACTAATGGCATAGGGCACACGGCGGGCGTGACCTCTAAGAGTGCTATCACCGAGCGACAGGCAGCGGAAAATCTGGTGGCTGACGTTGCCAAAACTGAAAGGGCGATTGACCGTTGTATGGCGGTCAACATGCCCCAGCCGGTCTATGACGCAGTAGTGAGTTTTGGCTTTAACGTTGGCACCGCAGCCGCGTGTCGTTCAACGCTGGCGTATTTCATTAACGGACGAGACTGGCGGCGCGCCTGTTCGCAGTTACCGCGCTGGGTCTACGTTAATGGGGTTAAAAATAAAGGGCTAGAGAACCGCCGCGCGCGGGAGCTGGCGCACTGTATGAGAGGAGTAACACAATGACGAACTCTATGAGTTTTACGTTTGTAATTTATATCTGTCTGATGCTCACGCTGGTTTATGGCGCATTAAACCCTGACGAGAATGTGATCAATGTAGCGGTGGTGTGCGTCTGGGGAATGACCTTGATGGCTTTATTTATCGCATTTATGACGGTGATAAGTCTCATTGGTGCCAGCGAGTTACCTGATGATAAGAAAAAGGTAACTATTGAAAAGGTTGTAGCCGCATTCAGTCAAAAACGGCCCATGCTATTCCGTTGGATGTCAGCGGTATTTCCTCTGATTGTAGTGGTTTGCATGGCTTTTTCTGGATGGTTAATAACAGCCTTGTGTTATCTGTTTGGTTTAGCTGTGGTCAAAGTGATCAAAGCCGTGGTGTTGGAGCATGGCAAATCATGCGCTGGTTAGTTGGATTGTGTATCGGCGTACTTGCGTTGATTTTGTGGCGGCTGGATGTCGCCACAACCACGGTTAATTTTCAAAAACAGCAATTAACGCGATTACAGCAATCATTGGCCGATACAAAAGGACAACTGACGGCTATTAACCTGATGGCACAAGCCAATGATCGTTATCAGGTAAGGTTGCAGCAACAGACCGATGCGTTGAGCGCCGCACTGACAACCAAAGACAAGCGGATTAAGGAACTCATCAATGAAAATGCGGAACTTAAAAGCTGGGCTGACACTCCTTTGCCTGCTGACATTATCCGGTTGCAACAGCGGCCCGCCATTGTCGGGGCCGCAGGTTATCACGCTTACCTGTCCGACAGTGACGCGCTGCCAGCTACCCGCCAGAGCGCCAAAGACTAACGGTGATTTGCGTGACGACGGTGATGCTGCAGAGGCCGCTTGGGCTGTCTGTGCGGCCAAAGTTGATATGATTGTGGACTGTCAGGAAAACTACCATGAAAAAGCCTGAGTCTTTACGGCAGGCGCTGAATAAGTCAGTGCCGTTTATTGCGAATAACCCAGAATGCTTGAGTATTTTTATTGATAGCGGCAGTGTTGTTTCAACGTTGGCTACCTCGTTGTCGTTTGAATATCGCTATACCCTGAACGTGATTGTCATGAACTTTGCCGGTGACCAAAACCTGCTGATGGCCCCGATATTGGGATGGTTAACCCAACATCAGCCGGATATTTTGGCAAATCCAGAACGCCGTGAAGATGGTTTTACCTTTGAGGCGGATATTCTCAATAACACGACCAGTGACATTAGTATTGATCTCAAGCTGACCGAGCGGGTGATCATCAAAGAGGAAAACGGCCAAATGGTCGTCGAGGCCGTCGGTGAACCAAACCCTGCAGATCCTGACGAGTGGGGCTGGCAATGAGTGATTTTATTCAGTTAGAAGACTGGATGCTGGGGCTGCTGGAAAAATTCACTCCCGCACAGCGCCGCAAACTGACCCAGCAATGGACGCGAACGCTGCGCCAGTCTCAACAAAAGCGTATCCAACAGCAGCTTAACCCCGACGGTTCACCCTATGAGGCACGTAAGCCGCAAAAGCGTGACAAAAAAGGGCGAGTTAAGCGCAAGATGTTCACCAAAATTCGCACGGCGCGTTATCTGAAAACCAAAGCCACGCCGGATATGGCCGAGGTGAGCTTTAGCAATAGCCGCATTGAACGGATCGCCGCAACTCACCAGTACGGCCTGCGTGAAAAGCTTGGGAAGCGTGGGCCGGTGGTGAAGTATCCGCAGAGGCGGTTGTTGGGAATGAATATGGCTAACATAGAAAATATACAGAAAATAGTTTTAGACTTTTTATCTGAATACTAATTATGTGATAAAAATCAATTTATAGCTTTAATCGAATATCTATTTTAGCTGGGGGAGATAGTGTAACGCTTATTTTATTCATTAAGGAAACATATATGCAGACGGTTTGTCCATACACACTACAGCCATTAAAAAGTATAGAGGTAAATGGAGAACATATAATCCCAATGGGATTAGGTGTTCCGTCGAACTTTACCGTCCCAGCGTCATTAAATGAGAATAATCGTCTAAATAAAGAACTTGATTCTATATTTGTGAATGATAGCTATATTAAGTTTCTAGCTGCTACTGGCGAAGTTTCATCCAGAAGTGGTCCTGTAAGCCTTACACTCGATGGTGTAGGTGTTCAATCAGGAACAAATGTAGCTTGTACTTTTACGCATAATGATTTACAGCCAAAAGTTAAACGGCATATTACAAGAAATGAGGATGGAACGATTACCGTTCAGGGCTATCCTGAACAGTTGGAGTCAGAATTCAATAGATTACGAAAGGATTTTGCAAAGAAAGGCATGAGAATAGAGAAGACGGATGAGAGGGCATTGGATAACGAGGCTGTAAAGTTAACAATGCAATTTGATTTGTTTGTTGCCGAGAAGTCTATCGCAAAAATCGCTTATCTTTATGCTGTTAGTGTCTTTGGTGATAGTTTTATAAACTCAACATCGGCTGAGAGGTTTAGGCTTGCATTTAACAGTGAAACCAAAGATATTTTTGATGGTTTAAACTTTCAAGGTCGGTTTTTTCTAACAGATAAAAATCGTAACTCACCGTTTCAACGGCTAAAAAAAGATGATGGGCATATGTTAGCTATTATGGGTTTAAATGGTGGGGGGAATTATATATTTGTGTATGTAAGCTTATTTGGTTGTGTTGACGGGTATTATAAAATAAAGAAAGATTTTGCTGTTCCTTCAACATTAGTCAGTAATGTAATAGTACTCAATATAGATCCTTCTTCGAAAGAAATAACCAAAAGAGACTTGCGTGATAAAGATGTCATTGCTGCTTTTCTTGAGCAATAATGCGAATGGCAGTAATGGCATAACTCCTTGGTAGACGTTCTGTAGTTCTCATTGAACATTATGCTTCTAAGCATTTATCCGTACCAGCCTAAACATTACATTGGTGCGGTTCATGTTGCATTGCAAGTTCATAGGCTAGGATACGATGAGGAGGGGTTTAGTAATAGTCACGAACGGATCGCCGCGACTCACCAGTACGGCCTGCGTGAAAAGCTAGGAAAACGCGGGCCGGTGGTGAAGTATCCGCAGAGGCGGTTACTGGGGGCTAGATACTCTGATAGAGATATAATTGAAAAACTTATCATTAATTACTTGTTAGATTAGATGTTCAATTATTGCTAGGGTGGCTTTGATTATATTTTTCAACGTAAGTTTTCATTGTGTTGAAAGGTTTTTTGTGTGGTGGTTTAGTAATTAATATAAATGCTAATATAGGGAGTGTTATAAAATATATCGATAGTATTCCCTTTGTAGGGCTAATAGATAAAAATATTTTAATGTTAATCATGGCGCAAAAAATGATGCTAGGTATTGTTAGGATGAATAAGTGTAATTTTTTTTTGCGCGTGTAGTTTTTTTCGTTTATTACAATTAAATTGGAGTTGTAATCTAAATATGCTTTAAATGGCTTGAAGTAACTAGCAGGTAATTTATTTTGCGTGATTATTCTTACTATAGGTTCTCTAAGGGAAAAGTGAAATACACCAGTTAACTGGTAGTTGTAAAGAGCGTTGAGTTCTTGCTTCGCGAGTTCTCTAGTATTAATGGATGTGTTCTTGTTACATATTATTTCCTCTAGTTTTTTACGCTTTAAATTATGTAACCCCTTGAATGCTTCTATTAAATCAAATTTTCTAAATAAAAATATAATTAGAATGATCGGTATGATGAGAGTACTGACGATGCCGCCTTGTTTAATAATGTTTAATAATTTAACTAGTTCATCTACTTGCACACCTGACTCCTTTAACTATCTATGTTAGTAACAACAAACTTGAGTAAGGGGTATTTTAAATCAGATGCTTGTGCAGTACACCAAACAATCCCCCAGTAATGCATGTGCCATCGTCCTGATGGCACTCTACCCCCATGAACACACAACTCACTGAACTCCTGCGGCTACTACGCAACATGATCCGCACCGGCTGCATTATTGAAGTTGATGCAGATAAATGGCTGTGCCGTGTGGCTACTGGAGAAAACCAAACTGGCTGGATACCGTGGCTGACGATGCGCGCGGGAGCTGCACGCACATGGTGGAAACCATCGATAGGGGAGCAGGTGCTATTGCTTGCCATTGGGGGCGAACTAACCACGGCCTTTGCGCTGCCTGCTATCTATTCCGACGAAAACCCGCCGCCGTCCCAATCTGAAAATGCGTTGGTGGTGACGTTCCCTGATGGTGCCCATTTCGAATATGACCCTGAGAGCAGCAAATTATTGATAAGCGGTATCAAGCAGCTGGTACTGGTCGCGTCAGAAGAGGTCTTTTTTGACACGCCAAAAGTACGCTGTGCCACCTTGCTGGAAACCCCACAAATGTCCGTCACTAAAGGCGGAACCATGATCGGGAATATTACTCACAGCGGCGGCAAACTTTCATCTAACGGTGTTGTAGTCGATGCGCATAAACACGACGGCGTGAAGTTGGGTGGGGATACCTCTGGGGAGCCAGTGAAATGAAATATCTGGGTATGAATCAGCTAACCGGCAAACGTATTACCGAGCTGGAGCATATACGGCAATCCGTGCGGGATATTTTGGTGACCCCCGTGGGTTCTCGTCTTGCGCGTCGTGAATATGGCTCGTTATTGCCAGAGCTCATCGACTGGCCGCAAAACGATGCGGTCAAGCTGCAGGTGATGGCGGCAAGCTATACCGCCATTAGCCGCTGGGAGCCGCGCATTCAGCTGCAATGTATCCAAATTAATACGGAAATGAATGGCGTAATGACCGTTGAATTGTCGGGTGTGCGAACCGATGGCAGTCCCGCCAGTCTGTCTATTTCACTGGGAGAAAATACCTGATGGCGTCCGTTGATTTGTCGCAGCTACCCGCCCCTAATGTGGTTGAGGCGCTGGATTTTGAAACCTTACTGACTGAGCGCAAAAACTATCTGGTGTCATTGTACCCACCCGATGAGCAGGACGCTGTGCGGCGCACATTGCAGCTGGAATCCGAACCCATCGTTAAGCTGCTGCAGGAAAATGCCTACCGTGAATTACTGCTGCGCCAGCGGGTCAATGAGGCCGCGCAGGCGGTTATGGTGGCGTATGCGCTTGGCGGTGACTTGGATCAGCTTGCCGCCAACAACGATGTGACTCGCTTGGTGGTGACGCCTGCTGACACGGACACTATTCCGCCGGTTGATGCGGTGATGGAATCCGATACCGATTTACGCGCCCGCATTCCTGCGGCCTTTGAAGGGCTATCCGTTGCGGGGCCAGCGGCGTCTTATCAGTATCACGCCTTGAGTGCTGACGGGCGGGTGGCCGATGTGAGCGCCATTAGTCCCGAACCCGCGCAGGTGGTGGTCACCGTGTTGGCGCGTGCGGGAGATGGCCAAGCAGATGCCGAATTATTGGCTGTGGTCAAAAATGCCCTGAATGATGAGAACGTGCGTCCCGTGGCGGATCGCTTGACCGTTCAGTCTGCACAGATTGTTTCCTACTCTGTCAGCGCGGTGTTGTATGTCTATCAGGGGCCGGAGTCTGAACCTATTCTTGCCGCGGCCAAAGCCAGCCTGAAAAACTACATCAGTACCCAGCGGCGGCTGGGACGTGACATCCGCATCTCAGCCTTGCACGCCGCGTTACATGTTGAGGGTGTGCAGCGTGTCGAACTTACTGAGCCCAAGCAGGATGTGATCCTAGATAAGACACAGGCGGCATATTGTACCGATTGGAGTGTGACGATTGGGGGATCTGATGAATGAACCTAGTCTGCTGCCGTCGGGAGCTTCAACGCTAGAACGTCGGTTGGCGCAGACCTGCAAAGGGATTAGTGATCTGCAGGTGCCACTGCGTGACTTGTGGAACCCCAGAACCTGCCCCATTGAATTTTTACCTTATCTCGCATGGTTCCGATCGGTTGACCGTTGGGATGAGCACTGGCCGGAGGAGACCAAACGGCAAGTGGTGGCCGATGCGTTTTATATCCATAGCCGAAAAGGCACCATCAGCGCCATTCGACGCGTGGTTGAACCTTTGGGCTATCTGATTAACGTCAGCGAGTGGTGGGAAAACAATGATCCTGCTGGAACATTTCGGCTGGATATCGGGGTGTTGGAAAGTGGCATTGACGAGGCGATGTATCAGGAAATGGAGCGCCTGATTGCCGACGCTAAGCCGGTCAGTCGTCACCTGATAGGGCTGACCATTATTCAAGACGTGGCGGGTTATGCCTATACCGGTGCCGCCGTATACGACGGCGACATTATCACCGTTTATCCTGACGAAGAGAGCTAGCCCGATGGTGCAAAAATATAAAGCGGTACTGACTAAAATCGGCGCGGCCAAGATTGCCGCCGCTACGGCGGGCGGTACCAAAATCAATCTGACCCACATGGCCGTGGGGGATGGAGGTGGTTCATTGCCCACGCCCGTACCCACGCAAACAAAGCTGATAGAGGAAAAACACCGCGCCGAACTTAATAAGGTGATCGTTGATCCCAAAAAGAAGAATTACTTGGTGGCCGAGTTGGTGATCCCGCCGGAAGTTGGCGGCTTTTGGATGCGTGAGCTCGGTCTCTATGACGAAGTCGGCGCACTGATTGCGGTCAGTAATATGGCCGAGAGTTATAAGCCGTTGTTATCCGAGGGCTCAGGCCGTGCGCAGACCCTGCGCATGGTGATGATTGTCAGCGATATGGATGCAGTGAATTTGCTTATTGATAGCTCGACCGTGTTGGCAACACAGGAGTACGTTGATGATAAATTGCTGGAGCATGAGCAATCGCGCCGCCATCCCGACGCTACGCTCAAGGAGAAAGGCTTTACCCAGCTTAGCAGCGCCACCAATAGCACCAGTGAGGTATTAGCCGCCACGCCGAAAGCCGTCAAAGCCGCCTATGACTTGGCAACCGGTAAATATACCGCGCAGGATGCGACCACGACCCAAAAAGGAATTGTTCAGCTTAGCAGTGCTACCAATAGTCCCAGTGAAGCGCAGGCGGCAACACCGGCTGCTGTGAAAGCAGCCAATGATAATGCCAACGGACGCGTACCCAGTGGGCGCAAGGTTAACGGCAAAGCGTTAAGCGCGGATATTACCTTGAACGCCGATGACGTGAAGGCGTTTCCGGTCAATGCGGTCAGTACCGTCGAGAATGAAAAAGGGGTGGCATGGAATGCGCCTAGCGGACTTTACGTTGGGAAACGCAGCGGTGATAGCATCCTGATCGTCCACTTTAATGTGGCGTCAAGTTCTTGCCCTGCGCTACAGCTCAAAGCTAATTATAAAAATGGCGGGCTTTACTACCGTTCTGCCCGTGACGGATACGGTTTTGAAAAAGAATTTGAGCCGCTTAATACCGTACCTGTGGGGTCTCCAATTGCGTGGCCTTCCGACGCCGTCCCCGAGGGTTACGCGTTGATGCAGGGACAATCCTTTGATAAGACCGCCTATCCCTATCTCGCCGTTGCCTATCCATCCGGCGTTATTCCTGATATGCGGGGCTGGACAATCAAGGGTAAACCGACCAGCGGTCGCGCCGTGTTATCGCAAGAGCAAGACGGCGTTAAATCCCATAACCACAGCGCCAGCGCATCGAATACCGATTTAGGCACTAAAAATACCAGCAGTTTTAATTACGGCACTAAAACCGTTAGCACCTTTGACTATGGCACTAAAACGACGAATACCACCGGTGACCACGTCCACGGCGCTAATGGATCGGCTGGAGATGCGGATAACAATGCGTTTTCCGGTGGTGATATCAATAATCGATTGTTTAATGTCAACACGAAAAACGCCGGTAATCACGCGCATACCGTCGGTATTGGAGCGCATAACCACACGGTGGCCATTGGCGCACATAGTCATACCGTTGCCCTTGGCGCGCACGGTCACACCATCACGGTCAACGCCGCCGGTAACCCTGAAAACACTGTCAAAAACATTGCCTACAACTATCTTGTGAGACTTGCATAATGGCCGCTTTCAAATTTTCAAATAAAGACCAAACCTTGACCGTCTATAACCTGTCTTCTGACACTGGCGAACTGATTGGCGTGGGAGATTGTTTTGTCCCCGCCAATACAGGCTTACCGGCCTATTGCACTCATATCAAGCCACCAAAAGAAAAAGCCGGTTTGGCGTTGGTGTTTGATGCCGAGACTGCAACATGGAAATACATTGCTGACCATCGAGGGGAGACCCGCTGGAATACGCAAAGCCGTCAAATGCAGGTGATCGACATGCTTGGCGCATTGCCGAACGACACGACCGACAAAGCACCGACCAGTGATTTTGATACGTGGAATGGCGATGCATGGATCAAGGATACGCAGGCCGAAAAAGATTTTCATACTGATGCCGCTGCGCGTGAGCTTAAAGAACGAATGAGCTTTGCGACAAACCACATCAGCACCTTGCAGGATGCGGTGGATTTAGGGATGGCAACGGAAACCGAAGAAACCAGCCTGACGGCATGGCGTACTTATCGGGTGTTACTGAGTCGGGTCGATATGTCTGCGGCACCTGATGTGGTTTGGCCAGAACTCCCCGCAGTGTGATCCCTTTGGGTATTGTGCCAACGTTGTCACAATGCTCACTGCATGATTCTTTTTCCCCTCTCTTTCACCATAGCGGAACATCTGAACAGGAGATCCGCTTTATGGCTCAAGATTATCACCACGGTGTACGTGTCCAAGAAATTAACGAAGGCACGCGCACCATCACTACTGTCAGTACGGCCATCATTGGGATGGTTTGCACTGGCGACGATGCGGACCAAACCGCGTTCCCCCTCAATAAGCCCATGCTTATCACGGATGTATTAACCGCAATCGGTAAAGCAGGCACCACCGGCACACTGGCGCAATCCTTGGATGCGATTGCTGACCAGTGCAAACCCGTTGTGGTCGTAGTGCGTGTAGAGCAGGGCGAAACAGAGGCGGAAACCACAACAAATATTATTGGCTCGGTCACTGCAGAAGGTAAGAAAACCGGATTGAAAGCGCTATTGGCCGCACAGGCTCAATTGGGTGTAAAACCGCGCATTCTGGGCGTTCCTGCACATGATACGCAGGCAGTGACTACCGAGCTGGCTGCGATTGCGCAGCAGTTGCGCGCCTTTGCCTATGCCAGCGCCTACGGCTGCAAAACTATCGAAGAGGTGATCGCCTATCGTGAGAACTTCAGCCAGCGTGAGCTGATGCTGATCTGGCCGGACTTTATCAGTTGGGACACGGTGACCAATGCCGATACCACCGCTTTTGCGACGGCGCGCGCGTTGGGGCTGCGAGCCAAAATTGACGAGGAGACGGGCTGGCATAAATCTCTGTCTAACGTCGGCGTGAACGGCGTCACCGGTCTGTCCGCAGATGTGTTTTGGGATTTGCAAGATCCTGCCACTGAAGCTGGATTGCTCAACCAGAACGACATCACCACGCTTATCCGCAAAGATGGCTTTCGTTTTTGGGGTTCCCGCTGCTGCTCGGACGAACCGCTTTTTGCCTTTGAATGTTACACCCGTACCGCACAGGTGTTGGCTGACACGATGGCCGAAGCCCATATGTGGGCGATTGATAAGCCGCTGACGCCATCGCTGGTGCGCGACATTATCGAGGGCATTAACGCCAAGCTGCGTGAAATGGTATCTGGGGGGTATCTGCTGGGTGGGCGTTGCTATCTCGATCCTGATAGCAATACCAAAGAAACCCTAAAGGCGGGCAAGCTGTTGCTGGATTACGACTACACCCCCGTCCCTCCGCTGGAAAACCTGATGTTACGCCAGCGTATCACTGACTCGTACCTGATGGATTTCACATCAAAGGTGAAGGCTTAAGGCTAAGGGGAACGACCAATGGCATTACCTCGTAAGTTTAAGTATCTGAATATGTTTAGCGATGGCATCAACTGGATGGGGATTGTGGAATCTTTCACCCTGCCAAAGCTGACCCGTAAGTTTGAAAAATACCGTGGCGGCGGCATGAACGGCTCGGCGGATGTTGATCTGGGTCTGGATGATGGTGCGCTGGAGTGTGAATTTACGCTGGGCGGCACGGAATCGCTGTTGTTTAAGCAGTGGGGGGCGGCGAAGGCGGACGCGGTGATGCTGCGTTTTACCGGCTCCATTCAGCGCGATGATTCCGCCGAAGTGCAGGCCGTCGAAGTGGTGGTGCGTGGACGCCATAAAGAAATTGATGGCGGTGATACCAAGCAGGGCGACAGCTCAACGACCAAAGTCAGTTTCTCACCGACGTATTACAAATTAACGATTAACGGCGAAGAGCTGATCGAAATTGACACTATCAACATGATTGAGCGGGCAAACGGTGTTGATTTGTTAGAAGCACACCGCGCGGCTATTGGCCTCTAATTTAGTTCAATGTGCGCGGTTGTCACCGCGCTAACCCAATAAAACAGGTATCACTATGACAACGAAGAAGAACGACGCGGTGCAGCCGGTTACCGTGGATATTGCTACCGGCGAAGTGACCGAAAAAACCGTGGATTTAGATACGCCGATTCAACGTGGAAACACCACTATCACGCAAATTGTGGTGCGCAAACCTCAGTCGGGTGCATTGCGCGGTTGCCGTTTGCAAGCGTTGATGGAAATGGATGTGGACAATATGACGCTGGTTCTGCCGCGTGTGACAACGCCTGCGCTCACCCGTGCCGAAGTCCTGATGCTCGATCCGGCGGACTTGATCACCTTGAGTACGGAGGTAGTGCTTTTTTTGCTGCCGAATCGGGTGAAGTCCGATATCCCGACAGCTTAATGGTGGAAGACTTGGTGGCGGACGTTGCCACCATTTTCCACTGGTCACCTGCCGTCACTGACGACATGTCACTGCCTGAATTGCTGGAGTGGCGGCACCGAGCTATTTTACGCAGTGGTGCGAGTGATGAGTAATAAAAATTTGCGGCTGCAGGTGGTCCTCAACGCCGTTGATAAACTAACCCGACCTTTCAAAATGGCACAGGCAAGCACGCGAGCGCTGGCCCAAGATGTCAAAAATTCCCGCGATGCACTCAAGCGGCTTGATGAAGCCGGTCAAAAACTCACGTCATTTAATGCGCTATCTAATGCTGTTCGTCAGACGGGCAACGAGCTCGAGCAGGCCAAGTTAAAAGCGCAAATGATGACGCGTGAGCTGTCCCAACTGGAAAACCCGACCAAGAAACAGACACAGGCGCTAGAGGCACAATGGCGCGCCGTGAATAAGCTGGAGACTAAGCAGCGTGAAAGCGTGACTCAAATGGGGAAGGCACGCGCTGAACTTTACCGCATGGGGATTTCGGCCAAAAGTGGTGAACAAGCCACGGCGCGGATCACGTCTGAAACTGAACTCTACAACGCAAAGCTAAAAGAGCAGGAACGGTTACTAAAACGCGCCGGTGAGCAACAGCGCAAACTCTCCGCAGCTAAGGCCCAATACGGCAAAACGCTGGACATGCGCAACCGGATTGCCGGTTCAGGGGCAACCTCGACTGCGGCAGGGTTAGCCATCGGTGCGCCTGTTCTTGGGGCGGTAAAAAGTTACAGCCAGATAGAGGACGCTATGAAAGGCGTCGCCAAGCAGGTCAATGCTCTACTGGATGATAAGGGCGGACGCACGGCGCAGTATTACGAGCTGCAAAAAGACATCCAGCGCCTAAGTGAAACACTGCCAATGGCGAACGGCGCGGCTGATATTGCCGCGTTGGTGGAGGGTGGCGCGCGTATGGGGGTGACGAACGACAGCGACCCGTGGGCGAAGCAGAAAAAAGACCTATTAAACTTTGCCGCTGTATCAGCAAAGGCATCCAAAGCCTTTGAAATGCCCGCCGACCAGTTAGCGGAAGATCTCGGCAAGATTGCGTTTCTGTACAAAATCCCTATCAGCAATTTAGACGAGCTGGGCGACACGCTCAACTATCTGGACGATAACGCCCAATCTAAAGGCGCGGACATCATCAACGTGATGCAGCGCATGGGCGATATTGCCGACAAGATGGATTACAAGCAGGCGGCAGCGTTGGGATCGACATTCCTTTCCCTAGGTGCTGCGCCAGAGGTGGCGGCATCAGCGAGTAAGGCAATGGTACGTGAGTTGGGGATCGCGTCCATGCAGAGCAAACGCTTTATTGAGGGGATGAACACGCTGGGGTTGAATGCGAATAAGCTGGAAAAAGGGATTGCCCATAATGCGGTGGCGACCATTCAGGATGTGTTGGGGCGCATCAAGGGATTGTCAAAAGAGAAACAGCTCAGTGTGATGACGCAGCTGTTTGGCAAAGAGTTTGGTGACGATGCGCAGAAGCTGGGGCTAAACATTGATGAGTTTATCCGCCAACTCGGCCTGACACAGAAAGCAGGAGCTAAAGGTTCAATGCAGCGTGAGTCTGACATTGATAAAAATTCCCTCTCTTCCCAGTTCTTACTGTTGCAAACCGGCGTCAAAAATACCTTTGCTTCACTGGGGGAAACGCTGCGTGATCCGCTGCTGGAAGTGATTGACCTCGCCAAGCGTGCTACCGGTGCCTTTCGTCGCTTTGTTGAAGAAAACCCACGGCTGGCCGGTGGGTTCGTTAAAGCCGCCGCCGGTGCTTCTCTGCTTTTAGCTGGGTTTGGTGGGCTTGCTATCACGCTGGCTGGACTGCTTGGGCCTTATGCTGCTTTACGCTTTGGGCTCAGTTTGCTGGGAATGAAGCTGCCAAGCATTATCGGTTTGCTCGGTGGTTTGGCTAAAGTCTTTCGCTTTGTCGGTACGGCAGTGTTGTGGCTAGGGCGTGCAATGTTGGCTAACCCTCTATTGGCTATTCTGGCGGGCATTGCGATGGCCGCAATTTATATTTGGCAGAACTGGGACACGTTGGGACCCAAAATCAAGGCGCTATGGGCCAGCATTAGCCAATGGACAAGTGAAACATGGAACGCGATCACGTTGTTTATCGGGAATAAATGGGCGGAAATTGTGGCAGGTGTACAAGCGTTACCGGCGCAGTTTGTCGAGGCTGGGCGCAATATGATCGACAGCCTGCTAGCGGGAATTAATGAGAAGTGGGAAACCCTGAAAGCCAAACTCACCTCGTTATCCAGCTATCTGCCGGACTGGATGAAATCAGATAAAACAGCGGGGCCGGTTGTGGGGGCCCGTGGTGCGCCAATCCCTAGCCCGTCGGGTCTAAGCTTTGCGGGAATGTATGACAGCGGTGGCACCATCCCATCAGGGCAGTTTGGCATCGTTGGGGAGCGTGGGCCTGAATTGGTTAACGGTCCTGCACGCGTGACGGGCCGCAAACAAACAGCGGTTATGGCAGCCGTAGCCGCGCTGGGCATGAGTGCCGCAGTTCCTGCTGCCGCTGCGCCTCTCCATCCATTCAGTTTACCGGCGGCAGAGTATCGGCCTGCGCCGGTGGTAGCGGTCAAGGCGGCCAGTACATCACCGGCGGCAGGTAACCACACCGAGATCCATATTCACGCCGCGCCAAATCAATCGCCGCAGGATATTGCGCGCATGGTGATGCAGGCGATGGATGAGCGGGATCGTAAACAGCAGGCGCGGGCGCGCAGTGGATTTAGTGATAGGGGGATTTTCTGATGATGCTAACGCTGGGATTATTTGTGTTTATGTTACAAACGGTGCCTTATCAGGAGCTACAGCTGCAAAAGGCATGGCGTCACGCGACGAATAGCCGTGTGGGTCTACGCCCCTCATCGCAGTTTTTGGGGCCGGATACTGACACGGTGACCCTAACGGGGCAGCTTTTCCCCGCCTTAACCGGTGGGCGGCTCTCAATGCTTACACTTGAGATGATGGCGGAAACCGGCAAGGCGTGGTCTTTGCTGGATGGTGCGGGAACGATTTACGGTATGTTCGTGATCGAGAGTATTAACCAAACTAAAAAAGTTTTCTTTCGTGACGGCTCGGCGCGCCAGATTGAGTTCACCATTACGTTAAAGCGCGTGGATGAATCACTGGCTGAAATGTTTGGCGATCTGGGTGACCAGCTTAATCAGATGAAAGACAGTGCAACGGATGCACTAAGCGGGATGTTGTCATGATCGCACCGGACTGGGTAAGCGGGCAGGATAATGCACCCGCATTTAGTTTGAAGATGGATGGCAATGACATCACGGCAAAAATTGAAAAGCGCCTGATGTCCCTGACACTAACAGATAACCGTGGCTTTGAAGCGGACCAACTGGATATTGAATTAGATGACGCTGATGGCGCGTTGGCGTTACCGCGTCGTGGCGTCATACTGGCGCTCTCGCTAGGTTGGAAAGGTCAAGCACTGACCCCAAAAGGGCGGTTTGTGGTCGATGAAATAGAGCATTTTGGTGCGCCGGATAAATTGACCTTGCGTGCGCGTAGTGCTGATTTTCGGGACACCCTAAACATTCAGCGTGAGGCCTCGTATCACGACAAAACGCTGGGCGACATCGTGAAGACCATTGCCAAGCGCAACAAGCTGAATGTGGCAATGGATAGCGCGCTGGAGAAGGTAAAAATCCCCCATGTCGATCAAACCAACGAGTCAGACGGCAGCTTTTTGACGCGGTTGGCAAAGCAAGAAGGCGCTATGGCTTCGGTGAAAGGGGGCAAGTTGCTGTTTATTCGCCAAGGGCAGGGCAGAACGGCCAGCGGCAAACCTATCCCTGCAGTCACTATCGTGCGCGGTGATGGTGACCAGCACAGCTTTGGATTGGCTGATCGTGGGGCTTATACCGGCGTTACTGCGAGCTGGTTAAATACGCGAGAGCCAAAGAAAAAAGAGCAGGTAGCGGTCAAGCGTAAACGTAAAACCCAAAGTAAGGCCAAACCTAAAGAGCCGGAGGCTAAGCAAGGGGATTACTTGATGGGTACCGAAGGCAATGTGTTGGTGTTGGGCCACACCTATGCCAATAAGGGGAACGCGGAGAGAGCGGCAAAGGCAGCATGGCAAAAGTTGCAGCGCGGGGTGGCAACATTTTCTATCCAGTTGGCCCGTGGCCGTGCCGAGTTATACCCAGAAATGCCGGTTAAGGTTCAGGGATTCAAAGCGGAAATAGACGCAGCGGACTGGCTGCTAACGACGGTCACCCATTCTTTAAGCGATGGCGGATATACAACAGTGCTAGAGCTGGAAGTGAAGATTGACGATTTAGAAATGGAATAG